TCAACTTCAATCTCAAACTCTTCACAGATAGATGTGACTGCTTCTATGTAGTTGATAAGACCTTGACTGTCTTTAACTCGTGACTCAACGAGGGAGGTAAATTTACCTTGTGTCATAAACTTTTCTTCAATCTCTTTCATTTAATACCCTCCACATAGTAGCGGTACTCTTCGATCCACTTGATAAGTGTATCCATGTAGGGTATCTTATCATACTTTTCGACGACTTGCATGTCGCCCTTTTCTGATACGGAGAGGGTGACAAGTTTGTCTACCTCTACTCCAGTCATTTCGTAATACATGTAGGCATACGCTGCTTCTTGGACAAAGTATTTCTCAAGAAGTGCGTCAGTCTTGAGTCTGGTTGTAGTCTTAAAGTCAATGATCGCTAGAGAATTATCAAACTCAGCAATGCAATCAACACGACCAGCAATCCCCAACCTAAGAGAATGAAGAGGGGCTTCAATACAGTGAATGTTAGAAATACGATCAAGAGTCTCACGAGCAGCCCTGAAAAGGTACTGGGGAAGACCTTTGCTTTCTTTAACTTTTTCCAATTCATTGTTTAGGTAATGCTCCACGATGCTATGGTATTGAGTGCCACGCCACGATGCGGCACGGCGGACTCGCTCTGCCTCAGTATAACCTACTCGCTTCTCCCAGGCAAGGATACCTGCCTTAGTATTATGACCGACAACAGTTGTAACGCTAGGCATCCAACCACTATCGGTCTTGTAGAATCTTCCGTGAGGAAGGGTCCTACTCTCCAACTCAGCGAGAGGAGCAGCAGGACCCACATAATTAAAAGTCATTCACATTCCCATGTTAATTTTAGATACGAGATACTCTTTTACCAAACCAGATCTTACGATGTCTTCGATACCAAACTCAACACAGTCGAAGGATGGCATGGACTGTAGGATCTTCATGAAGTCAAGCACACCAGTGCGCTCATTAGATTTCACTAGGTCTGACTGGGTGTAGTCCCCAGAGAAGATGATCTTAGAATCTTCACCAACACGAGTGATAATGGAATCAAGCTCATGGAAGTTGAGATTACTAAACTCATCTACAATTATAATACACTTGTCAAGTGTCACGCCACGAATGAATGAGGTGGACCAGAAAGAGACAGTCTCCTGTGCTCTGAGGTTATCATACAGTGCCTCGAAGGCATTGTCATCGGGCATCTCAAACATATACTTCACCATATTCTTATAGGGAATCTGGTAAAGGTTACTCTTATCCTCATGATCTCCAGGAAGGAAACCAATCTCTCTAGTAGGGACCAGTGAGCGGACCATGTAAACCTTCTCGTATGGAGTCTCTGGGTCCAGGACTTCACGCAATGCAAGATAGAGACTGATGAAAGTCTTACCTGTGCCAGCGGCACCATGCAAGACTAGGTTTTTACCTTCAGCATAGGAGTTGAAGATAGTTTCTTGGTTGTCTGTAAGCGGATTGATCTGCTTGAGATGCTCAAGGTTGATAGGTTTCTTTCTTCTCATTTGCTTTGCTGTGAGTGTCTCCAGTTTCATGGAGCGACGACGGGTCTTGGACTTGACAGATGTTGGCATAGAGGGTGTTGGTTAGGTGTAACGTGACAGGTTTGCTCTGGGATGCTGCGCTTGCATCTTCTGCATAACCTCTTTGAATCCATCGGATTGCTTTGGCTCACCATAGGTAGTGCCTGCAATTCCTGCGGACCAATCTTTATCCCAGTCGGGATTCTCTTCCTTCCACTGACAATACTCCTTCATTGTCATGCGGAATTCTTTTTTCTCGCCTGTTTTCAGATTCTTTACATTGTATGTAGGCATCACAAACTCCTGCTCTGAGGCATAACGGAACTACAAATATACTTAGCAGTGGGCACGTCTGCTTGGAAGAGTTGCTTTGACTCACTCTGAGACCGTGCTTCCACGATCCTGAAGTGGTGACGATTACCTGTAGCAGGTAGCGTGTAGGTAATCATGTATCGAATTAGTTTGAAACTCATCAGTCAATCCTCAGACATGGTTGCAAGTCGTCCCAGTCATCGGGACATCCACACTCCTCCTCAGGACACCAGTCAAGTGCCTTAGCGACGATAGGAAACTGACACCTGAAGTGTTGCTTACACAACTCAGCGATGTCCATGTGCTCCTTCTGTGTGCCATTAGCACACCTCAATTCAATGTAATGGATCCATGAACGCACAGAGCCCGTCATGAAAATTCTTGTAGGCGCAGCGAGAGGAAGCACAAAACGAGCACACTCCTTTGCCACACCCTCACGGAGCAACTCATTGTATAGGTCCATACCTTCAACAAAGTATTGATGGATGCGACCTTGGAGGAATGCTTTCTGGTCTGCAGGCACACCGTCAATACTATTCTGACGATTCTTTGTGTCTTGTAGACGCAGGTCGGGCACCTCAATAGTCTCCGAAAGCAGATTAGTATCTGCATATCTTTGGGAGAACTCTTGATAGGTAAAACTACGGTGCCTCAGGATTTGAGCTGCCAGTCCCCTGGTGGTGTTGATCTCCAGCGTCATGAATGCTTGCTCAAACACAGACCAGTGTCCATGCTTGATACAATAGCGCAGTAGACCAGCGACCTCAGGGTTGGATTGATTCTTAGGGTTGCTTACGCGAGCAACATACCCCATGTGCTTCTCAGCATCAGGGGTGACAGATACTAGGCAGACCTTAGAGGAATGCTCAATAGGATCAGCATAAAATTTAGTCATTCTTAGGAAACAGCACGCGAGATATTACAATTAGTCCCATGCTTGTCCAGTATCCTAGCACGGGTAATCCAAATAGTCCAGGGATGAATGCATTCCAAACAAACATAAGGACAAGAGGTGATAGAAATAGAGTGCCTAGTCCTGCCACAATCTTCTGTCCCATCTCAATGTTTGCTTCTTTTTCTTCTCTCTCTTCCTGATCCTCCACTGCCTTATCAATGACAGCTTTAATGTCGTCAACTTGCTGCTCAGCAGCACGTCTGGGATCAAAGTAAACTTGATCTTTAGTCATTTTCCTTTCTTTTGATTTGGATCTTGCCATAGTTTAGGTGAAACTCTACCCTCCGTTTGTTTATACCACAACAGATCCTTCTTATAAAGATCATAGTAATGGTCAAAGATGTCTACATTCTTACTGGAAGTGACCAGATCAAAATGCTCGACACCATCAATCAGATAACAGACGAGGTAAGACGTGTAGGGTAACGTCCTATCCTCCGCTGTTTCTTTAGGACAATCGCTTTGAAGTATCTTGATCTTCAAGACCGACCACCCCACTCGATACCAGGGAAGGCTTCCTTCACCACGGCTTGAGTGATACGATACTTCTTATGCAGTGTCTTATTCACTGCCTTGATCAGGACTTCTGCCTCTGTTGCATGGAGTCCTTCAAGCATCTGAATAAACATGCTCTCAATCTTCATCCCAGGCAAGGTGTCGTCACCTCCCTTGAAGAATCGGTAGAGTTTCTTACCCTCTTTCTCAAGCAGGGTGTGCTCGGTGCCCACAGGTGCTTCGTTGGCACGGTAAGGGACATCTTCACCCAGTGGCACACGAGGTACTACAGTCTCATCAAAATTGATGATGAAGATAGACCTGAGTGTCTGGGTGTTGTTTTCTTGCAAGATCTTGATCTTTGCTGCTTTGGTCTTAGCATTATGTGCTTTCTGAAGCACTTCAGAAATCATCAGTTTCATAACTTAGATAGTAATTGGACATTCACTCATCATCATCAATAATATCATCATCATCTGAGAAACGCAAGTAGAGTAGGTCTGCAGGGTCTGCCATGCCATCTTCACCCATCATCTCAGGGTGCATAACGACAGCAGCATACTCTGCTCTCTCCTTCCACTCATCATAAACAGACTTCAGATTCCAAGACGCCACAAATCCTAGGAGAAAGGATCCGAGGGTCAGAAAGAAGGCGATGTACAGAAAAGAAAGATCAGCCATGTTGCCTCCTATATGTCTTGAATTTATTTAGCAGTTTTCTTGCGTCCTGGTCGTCTCTCTGCGTGATACTTCCAGGAGTCTTCAAGAATGCCATAGAGATAGTCACGAATCTTTCGTGCCTTTGGTTTGGGGATGTGCCCATACGCTTCGCGCAGTTGCTTATCCCCTCCTTTAATGTAACCATTTAATTCCTCAACTGTGTTGCTAAGTTGAGCAGCGGTGGAGGACTCGATGAAATCATTGGTCTCTCGTCGTGTCCACTTACCTGCTTTGAGATAGTTATACATTTTGAATAAGAATCTACCGTTAAGCATTGCCTCGTCGAGTGCTCGCTCAACGAGTTGGTAGATTTCACTTGTGTCTTTTGACTTCACAGTAGATTGTTTTCCCTCAGGTACTTAACAGTTTCAGTGCAACCACCCATCTGTCGTCCATTGATCAGGACTTGTGGGAAGGTAGCACCAGGACCAAACTCTTTATAGAATTGCTCCCTAGTAAAGTTAACACCTAAAGTGAATTCTGCAAAGCTGTATCCCTTCATTCGATATACTTCTTTGATCTTTGTGCAGAATGGACACCCATTACGAGTGTAGATAGCAGTGCTTCCAGGTTTATTTGCCATTAGTATCAGGTAGTAAGAATAAAAAAGGGTCCCGAAGGACCCTCAGCGGAGCATCAGATTCCGTCTAAGTTATATATCAGAAGGAATACTTCAGACCCACCTTAGCACCATATCCACGATCGATATCGTCGTCACCACTACCGATGAAGGAGACTTCACCATAGGCACCAAGTGCATCGGTCACGCCGACACCCAGACCTGCCTTACCAGAAGGCACGGTGTCGCTCTCGCCGCCGTCAGGGGAGACCAGAGTAGCGCCGCCTTGGACATAGTATGAAGCGGATTCGCCAAGAGCACCTTCGTAGCCCACATGGAAATCTGTATTTGCCCCAGTGTAATCAGCGCCTGACCAACCAGCGTTGGTTTCCACGTTGACGTAGGGACCTGCCAGGGCAGCAGACGGAGCCACGATTGCTGCGGTGGCAGCGAGAGTTGCGATTGCAGTTTTGATCATTGGTATTTTACCTCGTTTGTTTTTCTTGTGGAGTGTTTACCCACAGATGATAGGGGATTCGACTCTCCCCGTATTGGACTTGTAACAATCCGTAACCTAGTGGTCACGAATGGTTATTTATAACAGAAAAATCTTAAAGTGTCAAGCCCTTGTGCCAGTTGGACAACGCTTGACCTTCTCGATCAACTGCTCCTGAAGATCATAGTATAGAGCATGGTCTTCTGTCAACACATAATATCCTGTGAGGGACACTCCGTCGTCTGTCCATCCGTATGACACGACCCTCTCATTTACATCATGAGCATCCAGTAACCTATCTGAGTGAAGGTAATGGTTATACTTCTGATGCAGGTTGATCATGGTCTGTGCCTCCCTTGGACTTGCTAAGCATATCACGGATCTCTAACATATCCGCTTCCTTCAGACTATCTATAGATTCTGTCTCTTCAGGGGTAGGCTCTTCCACAGGAGCGATTGCTTTCTGGACTGCCTCTAGGTCTTCGACCATACCGACAGGCACAAACCCACCACCAAACGCCTGTGTCTTGGCAGGTTTGTTGTCCATACCATGCACCTCTGCAAGGTTGGACCTCCAATACTTCTTCATCTTTTTCATCATCTTCTTACGACCCTTGGGATCGTCTTTGTATTTTTCGATGACGTTTCTGAGTGCTTTCAACTCACGGGATGTTTTCTCCAGAGATCTCTCTGCCCATCCCTCTTTAGCATTGCCAAAACCTGCCATAGTTATGTTGTTTGA